GTTGCAGTAGCAACAGGAAACTCAGGACAAGTTTTAACTTCAGCGGGAGCTGGAGCAGTACCATCTTTTCAAACTATCGCAGCAGCAGCAATTACGTCTACTGCAAACGGAGCAAATAATAGAATAGCAACTTATTCAGATTCAGATAGTTTAAATGGAGAAGCTAATTTAACTTTTGATGGTTCTACATTGACTGTGACTGGTGCTGTAGTTCCAGGAGCAAATGATACTTATGACTTAGGTGCATCAGGTAATGTTTGGAGAGATATTTATACTGGAGACTTACATTTAACTAATGAAGCAAAATCAGAAGGTAACGCAGTTGATGGTACAAAAGGTAATTGGACTATTCAAGAGGGTGAAGAAAGTTTATTTATTTTAAATAACAAATCAGGTAAAAAATACAGATTTAAATTAGAAGAGATGTAGTTCCATGGCTTTTGGAATTACCGCATATTCAGAAGCACCTTTTAGTGCAGACGTTTCAGATGTAATTGCATATCCATCTGGTATTGCATTAACATTACAAGAAAGTTCTCTTAGCGTAGTTAAAGGAAACGCTAACGTATCTGTATCAGGTCAACCAATGGTTGGCACAATAGGTACTCTTGTTTCTGATGCAGGAGCTTTTGTAGGCGTAACAGGTCAAACTTTAACTAGTGCTTTAGGAACTACAACTGAACCATCTGCTGATGCTAATGTATCTGTAACAGGTTTTGATTTAACAACTAATGTAACTAATCTCACACAAGACACATTAACAACTTTTGCTCAAGCACCATTTGCTACATTAAGTCCTTCTACATTTAATATTCCTGTTGAGGTAGAAGCTACAGTTGGTGGAATTGTAGGAACATTTCCTCTTCCCATGTCACTTGGTAGTATTGCACAAGTTACCGGGGATGGTCTTGTTCCGTTAACAGGATTATCATTAACAATTCAAGAAAACAATGTGTTATCTCCTGGAGATTCTAATGCTGCAGCTACTGGTTTTTCATTACCTATAGCTCAAGGTACTGTTCAAGCGTTCACTGATGTTACAACAGATGTAACAGGAATTGGATTTAACATAAACTTAGGAAGTGCTGTTTCTATTATTAATGTAGATGTTTCAGTTACTGGTCAAGCAATGACTATGCAAGAAAATGCTGCAACAGTTACTGGAGATGCTATTGTTACTGAAACAGGTATTGCAATGACAGCAGCTCTTGGTACAGCTGTTTTAGATGCTAATACTTTGGTAGATGTAACTGGTCAAGCAATGACTATGCAAGAAGGAACTGCATCAGCACCAGATTCATTAGCAATAGTAACAGGAATGTCTATGACTATGGCTCAAGGAAGTGATTTTAAATTTACATTATGGAGTGAAGTTAATACAGACGGTGCTCCTGTTGATCCTCCAGGTTGGAAAGAAGTAGCTTGATTTTAGGTAAAAATAGAATAAAATTAAATATTAAGGAATTAAAATATGCCAAGTTCAACATCAAATAGTTTAAAACTTACAATACAAGCAACTGGAGAAAATTCAGGAACTTGGGGACAAATAACTAATACTAACCTTTTAGTTTTAGAACAAGCAATTGGTGGTTACGAAGCTGTTGGAATTACCTCAGGTGCAACACTAGCCTTTTCTGGTAGTTCAGTATCAAATGGTAAAAACCAAGTATTAAAATTAACAGGAACTATATCAGGAAATGTTAATGTAGTAATTCCTGATTCTATTGAAAAAACTTATATTATAGAAAATGCAACAACAGGAGCGCATACTGTAACTTTTAAAACAAGTTCTGGAACAGGTGTTACTTGGGGCACAGCTGATAAAGGTAAAAAAATATTATATTCTGATGGAACTAATGTTTTAGAAGCATTGAGTTCAACAGGCGCTTTAAGAGTTTCAGGTCACATTTTACCTGGAGCTAATGACACATATGACTTAGGAGCATCTAGTAATGTATTTAGAGACATATATACAGGTGACTTACATCTTACTAATAAGTTTAAAGAAAAAGGTAATATGGTAGATGGAACTAAAGGAAATTGGACTTTACAAGAAGGTGAAAATGATATATTCATGATTAATAATATATCTGGCGATAAATTTAAAATTAAACTAGATAAGGTAAAAGGAGATTTATAATGGCACTATACTCAGGCGGAACAGAAGTAATTAATGGAGGAGCTCTTCTTGTAGGTGGCATCCCAACAGGAACAGTAGTTCCTTGGACAAATTCAACAGTTGCAACAGGTTTTTTAGAATGTGACGGTTCAGCAGTTTCAAGATCAACTTATTCAGCTTTATTTGCAGTCATAGGTACAACTTATGGTTCAGGTAATGGATCATCTACTTTTAATTTACCTGACTTACAAGACGAAGTTGTTGTAGGTAAATCTGGGAGTAAAGCTTTAGCATCTACTGGTGGAGCAAATACTACTCCAGTAACCGCTGCTGGTAACGTAACTACTAATACAAATACAAACATAAACGTTACAGGTAACGTTGGAGGTTCAACAGGTAACGCAAGTTTATCAACTCCACAGTTAGCTTCTCACTCACACAGTTTTCCAGAGCTTACTAACCAAGGACAAGGTGGAGGAGCTCGATACGTAATAAACAGACAGTATGGTCCTCAATCAAATTATGGTACAAGTAACACAGGTTCAGGTGGTTCACACTCTCACAATATGAGTGCAAACTTTAGTGGTAGTGGTAATGCCTCTAGTTCAAGTTCAAGTAGCTTTAGTGGTAGCGCAGTTAACCCATCTATTTTACAACCTTATTTAACATTAATTTATATTATAAAAACCTAGGAGAAAAATGGCAGCACAAGGAAATTGGACAATAATATTTGACGACAGATGTATAATTAAAAATTTTGCAGAAGGAGCAAATGGAGGAATAGGTTATATTATTGATGACGAGTCTTTTTGGTCTGATTCTAAATTTTCAAATATCTGGGCTATTCAATATGGAACATCTACACCTACTGATGAAGTAGAGTACAGAGACGAAACTCAACACACAACTTATGCAGATGCAAATTTAGGAGATATAAGTCAATTTTCTTCTAGATGGGATGTAGCTCATTTATCTCAATTACAAGCTAGTTGGGATAGTGATGATATAGAAAATGAAACTGAAGCTGAAAAAATTGCTAGATTAGGTGCAAGACCTACTTCTTATTCTTCTTAAGATATTTTTTTTTAAAATCAAATAAATTATCTAATCTTAAGTCAATATTAAATATTAAACTATATCTATTATTCTCTCCTTCATAAGTATCAAATCCATGTAATATTTCTGGAGGGAATATATAATAATCTCCTGGTTTAGGAGTTATTTTTAAATTTAATTCAGGTAATATTAAATCACATCCTTTTGTTAAATATAAAATACCATGACAACAAGTATGTTTATGATAATCTAAACTATCTCCTGGTTTTATTTCATTTCCCCAAGCATCTCTAATATATTTTTTTTCTAAAAAATACTCGAACAAATCAGGTTGAGTAGTTTGATATTTATTAATTAAATAAGTTATAAAATTATTAAATTCAGGTTTATCTAAAAAATAATGCCAATCTGTCATTCCACCTTTTACATTACTATAGTTTTCCATTTTAGGATCTAAATTAGATTTTATAGCTATTATAAAATTGTGAATTATTTCAGGGTATGGATAATTACCAAAAATTATATTTACCGTTTTAGGATAAGTTATTGATATGGAATTATTAATAGTGTTTGTTTTAAAACTTTTAATAGAACTTATCATGGTTTAAGTTTCATCCAAGAAGTTAAGATATATTTTTCACCAGATATCGGTGGATTACCTCTATGCACATAAGGAAAACTTGCAGGCCATATGACTATTCTACCTTTTTTTGGTTTTACTCTTTTTGAAAAATGTAAAAATTCTGTTTCTCCTCCTTCTTTGACATCGTTTAAATAGATAGTAAAAACAAAAGCTCTGTCATTGGCGGCATTTATTTGAAGGCCGTGTTCTACATGCCAAACATGATACCCTTCAGTGGGTAAAGTTTTTTGTATTTTTAAATCAGTATAATAATAATCCATATTAAAACTATCCATTGCTCCTGTAGTATCTGAATAATGTTTAAAAGCCATATCATAATTAGCTATCATAGATTTATACTGTTCCCACCACACATCCATATTATCTTTATTTGCAAAAAATTGATTATCTTTTTTTACTAATGCACCAGAGTTTTCAAACTTTAGTCTATCTAAAGTTTTATTAAATTTGTGTTGGTTATCAAACATTTTTATAGCTCTATCACATTCTTCGGGTAAAATGTAATTATCATATACACCTATAAAATTTTCTATCTTATGTGTTCTTTCAACTGTTTTTGTATTTTTTTTTATTTTCATATTTGTCTCCCTGTATTTTTTAAAAAATTATCGTAAGCATGATTTGTATAAGGACCATTTTGATTTACATAATGAAAGAATACTTGCGCCATTCCTTCACCTTTATAAATACCAGGACGCCCATGTTTTTGTTCACAACCAGCATATAATAAACCTTCTCCTTCTTCTAATTCTATTTTTTTTCCTTCAATTATTAAAGGCCAATTATCATATTTTTTTATACACACCGTAACACTTATTTCACAAGAAGGTCTATCCATATGTTGTTTTAAATCTGCACCTAATACATAATATCTCCAATACGTAAAAGTAGGAAACAATTTTAAATTAGATTCTTTTTCAACTAAAGGTAATTTATTATCCAACAGACTCATCATTAATGGATCATTATACCAAGAAGGTGAAAAAGATTGTGGATCTATTATGTAGTCTTTATTTAAATCTAATTTGTTATAACAATACTTTTGAATTACTTGCAATTCTTTTTTTAAAAAAAAGTTTTTTATTAATTTATAATTTACTGCAGCCATGCAACTATACTATACCTTGTTCCTTTCGTAATAGGTTGAATACCATGAGGATACATAAAATTACTTGGAAAAAATACAACTGAACCTTTATCTAATTTTAACCTTTTAATTTCATTATCTTTTTGATCTGTAAATATTAAGTCTCCACCTTTATAACTATCATTTAAATTCATAATAACACTTAGCGATCTTGTTGTAGTGCTAAAATGATCAATATGATTTTCATACTTACCACCAACTGTGTATTTTAAAAGATCTATTTGATTAATTTTATTACTATCCATTTTAGGAAATTTTGCTTTGTAATAAAAATAAAGTCTTTCTATTTCTGTTTTTATAAGATTCCAATAAAAAATATTTGTAGGAGTATTAAAATTTAAATGATAACCTTTTACATTTCTAACTTCTTCATCTAAACCTACTGTAACTTCTAAATTTTTTTTAGCTTTTATATCTGTTAAAGGGATAATTTTATCTATAAATTCATCTGATATTACTTTTTTTATCTCGACAATTGCTTCTAAATGATCCATTATTATGTTACTTTCATTATCTTTAAAAATATTATATAACGCATAATATGCTACAAAAATTAAATTTCAAGCCTGGTTTTAATAAACAAGTAACAGAATCTGGAGCAGAATCACAATGGGTTGATGGTGATTTTGTTAGGTTTAGATATGGATTACCTGAAAAAATAGGTGGTTGGTCACAGCTTACTACAAATAATAATACATTACCTGGAGTAGCAAGAGCACAACATACTTTTACATCCATAGCAGGAGAGAAATATGCGGCCATAGGAACATCTCAAGGTTTATTCTTATATCATGAAGAACGATTTTACGATATTAGTCCATTAGCTACAGCTATTACTGGAGCTACATTTACTTCAGTATCTGGTTCTCCTACTGTTACAGTTAATAAATCAGCACATGGTTTATTAAATGGAAGATATGTAACTTTTTCATCAGTTACAGTTCCAACAGGTTCAGGTTATACAACAGCAGCTTTTCAAGATAATACTTTTGAAGTTAAAAATAAAACTTCAAGCACTTTTGAAATTACCATGCCTACAAACTCAGGAGGTAGTTCCACAGGTACAGGATCTGCAAGTATTGATCCATATGAATTAGTTGGTCCAACATTTCAAAGTGCAGGTTTTGGTTGGGGAGCATCTACTTGGAGTACAGGTACATGGGGAACTGCTAGTTCTACTAGTAATGTATTTCTAGATCCAGGTTTATGGTCTTTAGATAATTTTGGTCAAATACTAATTGCAACAATTCATAATGGTAAAACTTTTACTTGGAATGCAGGAGTATCATCTCCAAGAGATAATAGAGCAACAGTCATGACTGGTGCACCAACTGCATCAAGACTAACACAAGTTTCTGATAGAGACAGACATGTATTTCATTTTGGAACTGAAACTACTATCGGAGATCCAACAACTCAAGATCCAATGTTTATAAGATTTTCTAATCAAGAAGATTTTAATACATATACTCCAACAGCAACAAACACAGCAGGAACTTTTAGAGTTGATAAAGGTAATGAAATTATGGGAGCTGTTTCAGGTAAAGACTATACTTTAGTTTTAACTGATAGCTCTGCTTATGTTATTCAATTTGTTGGTCCTCCATTTACATTTAGTGTTAGACAAGTAGGTACAAACTGCGGATTGATTGGTCAGAATGCATTAAGTTATTCTAATGGTGTTGTGTATTGGATGTCAGGTGAAGGTGGATTTTTTATGTTTGATGGTACAGTTAAAGCCTTAGGATGTCTTGTTGAAGATTTTGTATTTACAACAGGAGGAAATAATTTAGGTATAAATTACAATTCTAGTCAACTTGTATATTGTGAACACAATAGTTTATATAATGAAATTAATTGGTTCTATCCTGCATCAGGTTCCGAACAAGTTAATAGATGTGTAGTTTTTAATTATGGAGAAAATGTTTGGACAACTTCTTCTTTAGCAAGAACTTCATATGCTGATCAAGGTGTATTTCAATTACCTCATGCAACAGAATATATTAAAACAGCTACACCTAATTTTGACATACAAGGAATTACAAATACTTTTGGAGCATCAACTTACTACGCTCAAGAAACTGGAACCGATCAAATAAAAGCAGGAGTTACAACATCTATTAATGCTTTCATACAATCAGGAGATTTTGATATTTCAGCTAGAAAAGGAATGATGGGAACATCTACTGGTACAGTAGATTTTAGAGGTGATGGAGAATTTTTTATGTCTGTAAAAAGATTTATACCTGATTTTAAAATTTTAACAGGTAATTCAAAAGTTACATTGTTGTTAAATGATTATCCAAATAATACTGCATCAAGTTCATCTTTAGGTCCTTTTACAATTACATCATCAACTGATAAAGTTGACACTAGAGCTAGAGGAAGATTAGTAGCACTTAAAATAGAATGTGATGCTGTGGGTGAAACATGGCGTTATGGTACATTAAGACTAGATGCAAAACCAGACGGTAGAAGATAGTGGCTAAAATAACTGCATATATACCTGAACCTAAACAAGAATATGATGTAGAAAATCAAAGACATATACTAGAGTCTTTAGTTACTTTACAAAATCAACTTAATTTTTCTTTTCAAGAAGACTTGAAAGAAGAACAAAATGTGTTTAATTACTTTATATCATGACAATACAATATAAAAATCAAGGTTTTAAACAATCTGATGCAAGCAAAACTACGGCTCTTACTTGTCCTACTGATGCTGCAATTATAGTTAAAAGTATTTATTGTGCAAATAATGATGCATCATCAGCTATTATAGTAAACATGAATTTTGTTGACTCATCAGATTCTAGTACTGAGTATGAATTTTTTAGAGATGATGTGGCAGCTAAGTCTCAAATAAATGCTTCTCCTCAAGGCTTGAATTTAGAAGCAGGAGATGCTATAACTGTGCAAGCAGCTACAGGAAGTAATAAGATACAAGGCCTGATAAGTTATGCTTTAATAGATAGGTCACAACAAAATGGATGATATATTAAAAATTAATTGTACTACAACAGTAGTAATAAGAAACACTCAAACAAATAAAGTATATAAAGATGAAGCAGAGAAAGATGCTGATATCGCAGACCCTAATACTGAAACAGTAGCAGAACATATTGCACAAGATCTTACAGTAGTAGTGTCACCGAAAGGATTAAATCTTTTACAGAAAGCAATGAATAAAGATAATGATGAATCAAAACCCTAGGGGCGGGACAGAACTTCAATTCGAATATTTAAAAAAACACGTAGAACCTAGTTTATTAAATAGAGTAGAAATATGTACATCTGTTCCAGAAAAAATTTCATTACACCCAACTAAGATAAATATACTTTGGCAAAAAAATTCATGGGATCAACCTAATTTAATTAATTGGTTTAAAGATAAATCTAATCACGATAAATATGATTGGTATGTATTTAATTCTAATTGGAACTTTGAACAATTTACAAAACGTTTTGAGTTACCAACAAAAAAATGTCTTGTAATTAAAAATGGTATAGAAGATGTAGAACCAGTAATTACTACATATAAACAAGGTGACCCAATAAAAATTATACATCACTGCACACCTTGGAGAGGTTTATCTGTATTGTTAGGTGCAATGCAATTAATTAAAAATCCATTAATTAGTTTAGATGTTTATTCTTCTTGCGAAGTATACGGAAAAGATTTTGCAGAAGTTAATGACAAACATTATCAAAGTTTATATGATCAAGCTAAACAATTATCTAATGTAAACTACATTGGTTACAAACCAAATGAATATATTAAAAAAAATTTAAAAGATTATCGATTATTTGTATATCCAAGTGTTTGGGAAGAAACATCTTGTATATCATTATTAGAATCTATGTCAGCGGGTTTATATTGTATTAGAACTAATTTTGGTGCTCTCTATGAAACAGGTGCAGAGTTTCCAATGTATGTACCTTATTCTAATGATTATATAGATTTAGCTAAAAAGTTTGCTGCAGCTATAGAATCTTCTGTAGATAGGCTTCATGATTCAGGCATCCAGGATCATTTAAAAATGCAACAAAATTACGTAAATAGATTTTATAATTGGGAAGTAAAAGGAAAAGCATGGACAAGGTTTTTAAAAGGAGCAATAAATGCAAAATAATGAACCAATATGGTTTTCCGAAAAAAAAGAAACAAACGTTAATTCTAATACTTATCAAACTGAAAAAATAGAACAGGTAAATTCAAACGTTAAAACTATTAATATAGGTGCAATGTTAGATAATCCAAAAGCAAAGATAATGGTTTGCACTCCTTGTCATAGTGAAGTATCTATGCATTACACTCAAGCTGTTTTAAAGTTTCAACAAGATTGTATGCAACAAGGTATATTAGTTAGCTTTACATTATTAAAATCTTCATTAGTTACTCAAGGTAGAAATCTATGTGTAGCTGAATTTTTAAATCACAAAGATCATTACGATTATTTATTATTTATTGACTCTGATATAGATTTTGAATCAAATACTATATTTAAAATGATAGGCGCAGATAAAGATATTATTTCTTGTCCATATCCAATGAAAACATTTGACACAGATAAGATGTGGAAAACAATGAAAGAAACTAATTTAGTTAAAACAAAAGATGATGTATTAAAAGCAGCTCATGTATTTCCAATAAAAATTGCAGATAATGAATTAAAAATGGAACATGGTGTTATTAAAGTAACTCACGCTCCTACAGGATGTATGTTAATTAAAAGAGAGGTTATTGAAAAAATGATTAAACATCATCCAGAATTAGAAATATATCAACCAACCATTGTAAATGGTAAAGAAGAAAAAAAAGATAATATGTTTAATTTATTTGATACATTACATGATGTAGAAACTAAACGATATTTTGGAGAAGATTTTGGTTTCTGTCAAAGATGGGGTGATATGGGAGGAGAGATTTATATATACGCTTTAGATAATATAACTCATGTTGGTGATCATCAATATTGTGGTAGATTTTATGATCTATTAGAGAACGCAAAACCTGTTGACGATAGTCAAAAAATCAAATAAAGTATTATATTTACAGGATTCTACGCCTGCTCAACAGTATAAATATATTTAAATTATGGCAGTAAACAGATCATTAATAGAACGTCAATTGTATCAGCAAGGAGGAGGAGCTATTTTTCCAAGAATAGACGGGTTAAGCTCAGGTATATCTTCAGCTGAACAACAATTACAGCAAATTAATCAATCTATTGATCAAGTACAATCTACCTTAGGTGATAGTGATTCAGGTGGGGTAGGACAAAACCCGTTTAAAGATCCAGTAACAGGAGGTGGTCAAGATTTTTATGGTCAACCAGGAATAAATGTTGGTTTAGGATATGATAAACCACGTATGATAGGTACAAATGTTAATAATTTTATATCTCCGTTTGGTCCTAGACCTGCTGTAGATGCACCCGGCGGAATGCAAAGCAATCCTGGTGATCCTAGATTAGGTGCAGCACAAATACCCGGTAATCAACTTCAAATGATAATGAGAGGTGGAGGAGGAGGAATGTCTGGTGCATATAGAAACATGGCAGCAGGAGGTGGTATCATGAGTGTTGTGCCAAGAGAACAATATGGTTTAGGTAGTATTATAAAAAAAGCTGTTAAAGGTGTTAAAAAAATAGTTAAATCACCTTTAGGTAAAGCTGCATTATTAATAGGTGGTGGTATGTTTGCCGGAGGACTAGGTCCTTTTGCAGCTACAGCTAGATTTGGATCTGTGCCTGGTGCAGGTTTTTTAGGTAATATGTTTTCAGGTGGTATAACTAATGCAGCTAGTAATTTTTTTGGTGGTGAAAAAACATTAGGTAAAACTTTAGGAGTTATGGCTGGCGGTAGTTTATTAGGTGGAATACTAAGTCAAGCAGAACAGACAGGTGATGTTGAAGGAATTACAAGAAACGTTGATGCATTAAGATCTAAATTAACTAATGCATATAAAAATCAAAAAACATTTGTTAATGAAGCAGATGAAGATGCAGCTATTGCTGCTCAAGTAGAAATAGATTTATCAGAATATAATCAAGATATGGCTAGAGGACAGATGGCTGAAGGTGGTAGAATAGGATTTTTTAAAGCAGGTTTAGCTGCTGGAGATAATATATCGCCAGGAACAAGTACATCTGGAGGACTTAGAGGTGATAGAGGTGGACCTAAAGGACCTCCAAGTATAATTAGTGAACCACCTAAAACTAAAACAACAAAAGATCGTTTAATAGACAAAGGAATAATAGGATTAAATTTTGCAAAAAAATATAATCCTTTTAATCTTATTTTTGGAACTCCTGTAGCTGCAGATGAATTTGATATGGAAGCATTTGAAAAAGCAGGAGCAAAAAAAGGTTTTTTTGGAATAAATGATGAATTAGAAGCAATGCAAAAATATTATGATTTTGCTCAAAAACAAAAAGCTATGGGAAAAGATCCGGCAGCCATTAGAAATAGTGCAAAGATTGGTAGCTCTTTATATGGTATTGATATGGGAATGGTTCCTGAAAACTTTATGAATAAATCTGAAGACTTTACTACACAAAAAGCACCTATAAGTTTTTTTAATTCAGGCGGTAGAGCAAAATATGCTTTAGGTAGTCCTGAACAAAATGCTATAAAAGCAGCTGGCGTTATGAATCTACCGTTAAATCAAAACCCTGCAGGAGTTACAGAATTAGATCTTAGAGAAACAGGTGGATTTATTCCTCCAGTTGGTGTAAAAGAAAAGGCAGATGACATTCCTGCGATGTTAGCAAACAATGAATTTGTATTTACAGCTGATGCTGTAAGAGGAATGGGTGA